CAAGTCCGCGTAGCCAAGGGACTTGTCCCACTCTTGTAACTGTCTTTGTCCTGCACAGACTTGAGCACTTTCTCCGGGCTGTCCTGAATTGGCACTTCGCGCTTCGTCACGATTCCGCCGCCGGGCAGTGTGCTGCCGACAGCCGGACGAACTTCCGGCAACGCGGCTCGTGGCATCACAGAGATGTTAGTGGCCTGCTCCGGGGGAATGCCTTGCTGCTCAACCAACGCAGCGCGCTGGGCATCCGTTATCGGCACTGTGGCGGGTGCTGCGGCTCCGGACATTTCGCCCGGTGCGCCAAGTTTACTTGGTGACTCAGGCTTGCCTTTGGCGTCCCACGTTCCGGGCATAAGATTCGTCGGGTCGGTCAAATACTTTTGCACGGCATCACGCGCGCTCGGGTCATACACCCGCCCGCCATACGTAATCGTAGGCTTTAAGATGGTGATTTCGTTTCCCTGCGCATCTTTTTCCGTGATGGGGGTCATCTCGGTCTTGTCCGTCTTCGCGAGAAAATCCTGGGCGTGCGCAATTTCCTGTTGGTGTTGTAACACCGTTTGATACCGGCGAAAAATTTCTTTCTGGGTGTCCGGAGTCACGGGCTGTGTCGGGTCCGACGCAGTCACCGGCCAACCGGCTTTCATCAACACGTCCTGCATCGGCCCGAGTCCTGCGCCGTGTAGCTGGGCGTCCCAAAGCGCGGCCTTGAGTTGCGCTGCTTGCGTCGTTGCGGCGAGGGGCACGTTCGGCATACTCGCCTCCGCTGTTGCGCCTTCCAGTTGGGCCTTGTTTCCGGCGGCGAGGGTGATGGCGTGCTTGGCGGCAACCAGTTCCGGGTTCTGCAAGTCTGCGATTTCCCGTTTGTGCAACTCAATCTGCGCCTTGCGCGCTGTTTTGCCGAGTTCTCCGAGCCGGTCAACCACGTCCTGCGCCGTAAGCGCACCGGTTCGCATACTATCCGTCATCGCCTGGATGGCGGACGGCGTCATCGGCGCAGGCGCATTTGCGTTGACCAAATTCTGTGCGGACAACAGTCCGGGATTGATTCCGGCGGGTGGTGTAACGTCGTTTATGCCTGGCATAGTGTTAGTAATTTGGAGATGTCACCCAACCGGACGCGGCCTGTTTGGCAAAATTCTGCTGCCCATACAACGACGTTAGCTGACGGTCACGCTGCGCTTGCTCGCTGCTTTCATAGCTGCCCGGCGGACGCAACGCAAGGCTCTGCACGCCGAAGACATTGCTGTTCTGGGCATTCAGCGCGTTTATTTGATTCTGGATGTCTATTGGGCGCTGCTGGTTCAACATTTGGCTGTTGATTTGCGCCGTCTGGGCTTTGAACAACGCTTCTTGCGCCGGGCTTGGACCGTTTCCGGAGCCGCCCCCGCCTAATCCGTGCAACACCTGATTTAAGATGTTCGCAAGGGTGCTTGACTGAGTGTTAGCGCTAAGGTTAGCACTGGCGTTAGCTATTGCCGCCGGAATTCCTCCGGTGCCCGCCTGCGCGAGAGACCCACTTCCCACGAGGGTTTTTCCCCCACTGGCGAGTGGACCCAGACCCGTTACGCGTGCCCCGAGACTCGGGTCATTCAATGTGCTCCCAAGATTTACGTTCGGAGCCACAGGTGCTTGCGCAAAAACCGGAGCAGGCGCAACAACGCTGTTACTACCACCACGGGTTCCGAGACCGGGGTCGCGTAACACGCCGGAGCGAATAGAGTGTGCCATGCTGCCGCCCGTGCTATCAATGGCGGCGTGCGCAGCGTCATGCACTCGCATGTCCGGCGCTATCAATCCTGCTGTCCACCCAGAAAAAGCCATAAATTATCCAAATGCTGCGATGTCAGACGTAGAATACGTGTTAGCGGCGTCTGGACTCGTTACCATAGACGACGCTGCGGGAGACGAAAAAAGTCCCTTGGCCCAATTATACGCAGAACTGGTTGACGGAAGCGCCTGACCAACATACGGTGCAGTGTTAGCCACAGCGTTGCCCCAGATTTGACCCTGGGCCGCGCCGCCCGCTGCCGCCGCATTGGCGGCTGTTTGTGCAAGTTGATTCGTCGCGCCGACTCGCCCGAGCCACAAATTGGTGATGTCGGTCCCACCGAGTCCGACGTTCGGGGCCATTGAATTGCTCTGCTGCAAGATTCCCTGCTGCGCGGCGATGGATTTGAGTTGCTGGTTCTGCAAATTCGGAAAAAGACTTCCGAGAATTTGCTGGCGAGAACTTTCAAGGTCTTGCGCCGACTTCGTCAAGTTCGCGGCCTGCTGCTCGCGCTGAAATTTCAAATTGATGCCTGCGGTGCCGAGCAGTGTTTGGAGTATCTGTCCGCCAACGCCGCTGGCGTTAGCCGTGCCCGTGACTTGGCCCGTTTTGCTCAAACCGGCCTGCATGAGTTGCGCTTGAACATCGGACGGCAGCGTTGCACCCGCCGCAAGTTCTTTTAGCGCCGCGTCCACGAGCGCCTTTTTAGCCGCCTCATTCTGCGCGCCGCCGGAGATTGCTTCCGTCGCTGCGGCAGCCGCCACTTGGTCCGCCGGGGTGTTGCCCGAAGACAGTTCTGCGGCCTGTTTCGCTATTGCCCCCTCGCTGGCGTATCGCTGCGCTAACAACGCCGGGTCAATCTGGCCCTGCAACGCAAGTTGATTCTGCGCGCGATTTACATCGGCGAGTTGCGCCTGGCCTTGAATTTTGTCCGGGTCAAGTTGGTCGAATACAAACTGTTTTTGTTCTTCAAGCGCCTGGATTTGCATCCGGGTAGCTTCTTGCATGGCGTTCGCCTGGATGGCCGCGCCTGCCACTTGCCCAACGGCTCCGAAAATATCGCTCACAGTGTTAGTCCCTTCTGAAAAGTTCGCTCTGTCTGGACATAGTCTCGGGCGCGGTAAATGTCGGCGATTCGGTCCCCGTCCAAGCACTCAAAAGCCGCAATACTAATCCGCGCGCACTTAGCTTTTCGAGCCGCCTCTTCTGCCACGTCCAGCAACTGACGCGCGCCCTTGGTGCCCGGCAAGGCAAACCAAAACGGGACATGGGCCACGGGAATCCCAGAAAAAATATCCGGGGTAATCAACATCCCGAGCACTGCGCCCTCAGACAACTCCCACGTCCAAGCAATCCCTAGTTCCATCAACCGCCGCCAGTGAGGGAAAAAATAAGTGGCCTTACGACCCTGCAAATTCTCCGGCAGCCGGGACTCCACGGAGCGGAAAATCGGCTCAAGCCGCTCGGTAAATTCTGTCGATTTCAGTTCTCGCAACATGTGATAGTCGTCTTTAAACAGTGCTTACTTTGTCTCTTTTTGACAGGTTTTCCGACGCCCACAAGGGTTGAAGATTCGTGTAGTGAAAACACTCTTTTTGTTGACTCGGGTCTGACAAATCAAAACTCGCGCACGGCTCCCGGTGGTCAACATGCCAAGCCCCATAATTTGACCATGACATGCCCGGTTGAAAATAAAAGGTCAACCAAACTTTTAGATGCTCAATTGAGCACCCCAACAATTCTTTAGTGCGTGCAGATTTGGAACGCCCTCGCAACACTGCGTTAATTCTAGTCCTTAAATAGTTACCTAACTTTCGTTGTAACTTCGCATCAAATTTTAAGGGTTTCCGCATTCTGTTGCGTTTCTTTTTTCGCCAAAATTTTCTTTGGGCGCTCCTTTTTTCTGTGTGGTTATCCCAATACAAATCCATTCGGATTTTTTCACAGGCGCGACACTCTGGCCGGATGTTGCCCGCCCGTTTACCAGATTTTCGGACAGCCCACTCTAACCCGATAACTTTGGGGAATTTACAAGTTGGACAAATTCGTTCTAACACTTTAGTTTATAGTTTTACTAGGGACCATAAGCTAACAGTCGGTGGATACGGGACTGTGCTTCCAGGTATAGAAAAGGTGGTTGCAAGAACACTCTGACTGATATTCACAGTAACTTTTGTGGGACTGGTGTAAGCCACGATAGTGACGGTCGGACTACCGTTGGCGAACTGAATTACTTGACCTACCATAGTAGCGGCGAACACTGCTGCACTAGCCGTGACCACTGTAGTGGTCTGGGTCACGGTAATAGCCGGGGAGGCATCGGCGGAATTGAATCCGCTGTTGTTTATAGCTAAAAAATCCGTGGTGCCAAATGTCTCAAAGGCGGCACGACTCGCAACGTTCGGGTCTGTGGTTAAATTTGTCGCCGGACTAGCTCCCGCGTCTTTAGTGGCTTGAGAAAAAGCCCGGCCACGAAAACCTTGATTTCCTGCACCAAGCAAATCCCAGCCTGGGTTATGGGCAAGAGCATCTGTCAGCACCCCAAAAAACACTTGCTTGACATCACCAGGCACGCCGGAGACGGTTCGCCACGCGCTGCGTTCCCACCAGATTCGGCACGCAATGTCCGTATCGTAGTATTCCTGAAACTCCACCGGGTTCACCGGACGTTGCGCCGTAGTGCCGGAGCGCATCACGCTGTTGAACGGGACCCAGTTGGACCCATTCCACTCATACCACCCGATGGCATCGCCCCGGCTCGGATTCGCGTCGGTCGGGTCAACGGTTGACCGCAACCAAATCGGCGGGTTACTCGACGGAGGCGTGCTGGCTTGGAACCAAAATGCGGGAGTAAAGCTGGCGGAAATATCGAGCGGGACGTATCGCTTGATGTCCTCAGACCAGACCCACCACTGCGTCCCGTTCTTTAACCACGGACCCACGTTGCTCGTCGGCTCAGTATCGCCGATGAAAATGAAGTTAGTGCCGGAGGGACTAACAATACGGATGCGCTTGACCATTGCGTTAGCAAGGTCTTGGGGAGTGCCCGTAAACGTCGCGGGCAACTGCGCCATCTGCAAAATTAAGTTTGTTGCATTGAGTGCCATAAATTACACAATCTCTTTGAGTCCTTGGTTCCCGTGCTGCACGGCGAACGCTTTGGTAGGTGTAAACACCACATCAAAAGGTGCGTCGAATCCCGTCTTCACGACAAAACTATCATCGGCGGGGTTTATCACGACGACCGTGTTGTCGGCCCATGTCGGAAGATAAATTCGGTCATCCACACTGTTGTATCGGATGTTGTAGGGGGTCGCTGCCGGTCGCCCAACGTCAATCTGAACTGTGGGGGCGGCGTTATCTGTTTTTCTGTGCCGAATGACTCCGTTTCCCATCGTAACATACGCGTGGCTGTTCGCAGGCCGGTAACAAATCCCATATCCCCGGAGGGTAAGACTTAATGTAACTCCTGAGTCTGCTAAATTAGAGACGGCGTATCCATGAACGGCTCCAAAAGCAGAAGGCAACCACAATTTAAAATTAACTGAGTCATAAGCCAAATCAGTCCTAAATAAATCCTGAACACTAATGCTGTTATTCACTAAAAATGTTCCTGATGCCGGAGTAAATCTGAACGGATAGCAAGCGAGAGTGGTCGGTTCGGTGTAGAAAAGACCGAAAATAAAGTTACCAATTGAAATCAACTGCCGAGGACCTGCCGAAAAAGACCGGCCATCTGAGGTTGAAAATTGGTCCGCAGCGATGTCATAGGTGTTGACAACCGACAAGGTGTCTGGATTTATTTGATAAAGAAATTTACCACCTTTTCCATCTCCGTTATTGGTGTTAGGAAAATTCATCCAAATGCTGGCATACAAACTATCGGTCGCTGGCGAGTAAGTGACGTAAGCGTCATCGAAATCTGGAACAGCGAAAGTTGAGTATGCAAGTAGTGCGCCGGTCGTGGCGTTGATTGAAAAAATACGTCCGCCGCGAACGGCGTAAATAATCCCCCGGCCAGGCTCATATACGGCATTGTTCAGCGACCCAAAGGTGGTGGACCCAATCACGTTGCCGCCCCCGCCACTGCTACCGGAACAGCTAACATTCAGCATACCCTGCAACAGCGCTGTATGTGGACTGTCGCGAAGCGCTTCGAGCAGTTTAATTTCGCTGCTGTATCCGAACCGGTCATGCAATCCCTTGAGCGCATCGGCGGCAAGCTGGTCAATTGGTTTTTCGTAATTCTGTTGAAAATACGTTATTACGAACTGGATTCTCGCCCGTTCGGCGTCTGTTAAAGGTGTGCAACTCATAAATTAGTAGCTTTCGATGTAAACACTGGTCGGCCCGGCGCTGCACCCACTGGCGCGAGCATAACATCCCTCCGGCCCGGTGCCTGTTGATTTGTATCCTAGCCACACATCGTCGGTATGACCATAAATTTGCAGTAACCACCCGCACCCGGTCGGAGTAGGGGCAGAACTGTCATTGACATAAGTCACTTCAGCAAAGTCCATCCGTTTTCCGTTTAGGCTCTTATTGCTGTCAGAGTCCCACACAAAAGTATCTGGGTATGCGAGAAATGAACTTGGCATGGTCCCATCCCACGCGGGGTTCACGCTGTCTGGCTGGCTCGCGCACACAGAAAACACAGCCGGGTTAAAATCCACAATACGCACTCGGTCTGGTTGCACGGGGAATGTTGAATTCTGAATTACCTGCCATGTCGGCAACGGACTTCCGGCAACAGGATTTGTGCCCCCGCCAGGTATTCCAAAAAATATTCCCCACGTTTCGCCCGTCGAAACAAAATCATAAGTCTCTCGAAACGCTCGAACGTCTGCGGCGAGATTTGCCTCGGACGCGCTGCAAAGAGATAGCACCGGGTCAAGCCAATCAAGAACCGGAGTCCCGTTGGTGCTAACAGAATACCCAACGAATTTCCACAAACTTGTAATATTAAACGGACAAGGATTATCGTCGTTATGAAAAGCCCCGCTGGTGTATTTTAAAGTGTAATTTCCGGGCGGAAGCGCGCCTAAATTAGAATCTCCCCCGGCCAAACCGGGTGTTAGTGTGCCAAGCACTCCGGCACCTGGGACGCTCAGGTCACATGGCGTGTTATCTCCGGACGGACACCCGCCCGACGCGAGTGTCGTGAAAGACCTGTCCACACCAGTTACTGTCCCAGCGATGTTGCTGGCTACGGCGCGAAAATGATACGTTGTGTTCACGCTCAGGCTGGCAATAGAGTCGAGGAACGCGGTCTCGGCGACGCCCGTGCTCTGGATGCCCGTGACGTTTCCATACGCCGTCGTGAGTCCCCACTCAAAATGAACGCTGGTTGTATTACCATGCGGCGACACAAAACCATTCAATCGTGCGCTGGCTTCTTGAATGTTGTCGGCGGCGTTAGTAACCACTTCCGGCAAAACAGGCGGGTTGATTGAGCTAGTGCAAGTGGGAATGCTCAGCGGTGTTTCCCCATTCGCCGTGATGGCGGAAATTCGATAACACCCCGCGCCAAAAGGTTGCGTGTCAAACGGAGGATTCGGAATACACTCTGCGACAATGGTGTAGCTCCCGAACGGGTCGGAGCTATCGGCCTTGTAAATGCTATAGCACAACGCGCCGGGGTAATTGTCCCACGACAGGAAAAAACTTCCGGAACCACCAAGGATAAGTCCGGTTGGGAACCCTTGTGACGAAAGCGGGTTCAACACAATGACCGGTCCACCGGAGGCCGAAAAAATAGCCTCGCATATCGGGGGACTGATGTAATCAATCCGGGGTCGTCGCAAAAACAACACTTCAATGGCGTTATTCATTGAACCCCTCCCCGAGACTGAGGACCGGCGGCAAGGTTAGGGCCACTTCTGTTTCGGCCATTCGCGTCGCGATAATGTTAGCCACCCGGTCGGCGGCTGCCTGGCTGATAATGCTCTCGGCTACGCCGACACCAACAGCGGCTACGCCTCCCTCTGCTACAGTAACTGTTTTGATGGATTCAAAATGTTGGATGTCCCGAACGGCGAGTTCTTCCGACACCGAGATAATATTGTCCCCATGAACGCCTTCTCCGTCAAACCTAACAGTGTTGAACGGAATTTCGTCCACGCACGCCCTCGGCTCGCCCGTGAGCACTTCCGGAGTAGTCAGCGCAAAAGACCGGAGCCAGCGAACCGTCGCCGGGCCTTGTCCGACGACAAGAATTTGGAAACTGGTGTCGATGCCTTCCAAATCGGAACTTTCTACCGGACAACTTCCGATTTGGTTATCCGGAGACATCTGATTCGCGTCTTGGGTCCGGTTCAATCGGTCTTGCGGTTTAAACGCAAAGATATTTGTGGTCGCCAAAATAGTCCGGTCGAAGGCCAGACTGCCGCCAGCGACAGAAATCTTTTTGGCCAAGATGGGTTTGTATTCACCCCGAAGCCCCCCGGCGAAAAACACCCCGAGATTCAGGTCTTGGCTTATGCCGGAGATAGCTACGTCCGAGTATTGATACCGGCAGTTTGTCCCTGGGATTTTACTGGCATGGCTTGTGGGTCCAAAGTGCCCACGGGACTCCATCGCCCACGTAATGGGGCACCCATTGTCGAGCCGGTCGGGAATGAATGCCTCCCACAACCGGTTGTTGCCGTCCTCATCCACGCTGACATGGTATATCCGGTCCACTCCGGAAATAACCCCGGACACCCACTGCACGGGCCTCGTCCCAAGCCACACGCTGCACCAAGAGGGGTCAGACGAATTCGTCAGCGTTTCGTAACTAACATTGTTCAGACACCATGTGTGCTTATTATAGTAATCTCCGCTCGGGACGCTCACAAGCGCAAACTGCCCGAAGGACGCCATCGCGATTGTGTCGAGATTGTCCGAGATATGCGTTTTTGAAACCAACATCTCGTTGTCCCGAATCGGCAAACGAGTGCTCAGTTTCCCCGCCGTGGCAAAATCGAAAACCACTACGCCTTGGGGACTAAACCACGCGAGTTGTCCAAAATGATTGACGACGGCGCGCGCCCCAACGCACCCCGTTTGCAACACTTCGATTTGGAACTGGTCGGTCGTAGGCCAAAGCGTTCGGTCCCGAATGTTCGCCTGCAATATGCTGGCGTTCTGCGCCGTGAACACAATGAGTTGTGGCGCTTCCAGACTTGGGGTTTTTGCCATCGCGGTCACGTCGCCGGAAAACTGAAACCCTTGAACGCTCCCGAGATAGATTTGCTCACGAAAAGAAAAAGGATTGCTGATGTCGCTGGCGAATACTTCGTTGGCCACAGACACCCAAAGCCGGTCCCCCACCCAAATCATCGGCCCACCTGCCGGAGTCTCAAACAAATTGTCGCGGATGTGTCCGGAGTCAGACCCGTCATACCACGCGGGCGCAGTGTGTCCTCCGTCTTGGATAAACAGCACGTTCCGGGGGTTATTCACGGCTATGGCGGCGCTAAAGTCATTGGACAACCGGTGCGCGGATTGAACAGCTTGCACAAAAAACACCTGCTTAGCGTATGGCTGCATCAGCACGTTAGACAGCCGCCGGAAATCCAAAAAAGGATACGGCGCAACATACACCACACCGTCAACAACGACGACGAGTTCTTCCAACCCAACTTGGGGACGAAAAAGCGCCAAGCCCTGCAAGTTGCCCTGCGGAAAAGTGACGAGGCATCGGTAGCCAGGACGGCAACTAACCACGCCGCCAAGATTTATGACATTGATTCCGTTCCAGTATTGACCCTGTGGAAGTTGTCCGGGGTCCATGCTGCTATTCTGGCCCTGGTAGAAGGTGCCGTCATAGTCAAATAGCGTCTCTTCGCTCATCGGATGTCATAGTCGAACTTATCCCTTGGGCTGTTCCGGTCAACAACCTGAATCGGCGCAAGAATTGGCGGCTCGATTTTCATCTGGGCTTCAATTTCAAGCCGGGCCGCGTCCGCCTCAAACGCGTGTGCGTCGCCGATTTTTTGGTCAGAATAAAACTTACGGGCCTGCATCCCGAGCAGAAACGCCACGCGGCTGAGCATCGGAATATGGTCAAAGCGGCTGGTGAAAATGGGGTTCGAGCGCATATACGCAACGCGCACCCAGCGCGCGCAGCGGTTCAGCTTAATGCGGCGGTATTGTGGCACCTGCTCGTCCGGTTCGTAAACCGCAAGCAACACGCCCGTTGTTCCGGAGTCGTCAATCGTGCTCAGTCGGACGGACCCAGCGGTGTTATCTTTGAACACCCCCGTGATGCGGGCAATTAGCGGCGCGGCATCGTCTGGAACGGCAACCCCGAAAATCGTCGGCACCCGGTATCCGTTCAACCACACGCCGCCTTCTTCTCGCCGGAGAAGCTGGCCGTTGCTGTCGTAGCCATACACGATAAGTGATTTCCCGTTGTCGTCAGGAGTCTGCAAGTATGCCACAAGCTTAGCCGGAGTAATCAGGTCGCGATACGTGCTATGGTTCGCGCTCTGGTCCTGCCACTGGTGCTCACACGAAGTGGCGTTGGTTCGGTCGCCTGGACCGTTCAAATGGAACGAAAAAAGCTGGTCAACCCCAAGGCTCGGGCGTCCTTCTACATTCACGGCGATGACTGTCCCGACTTCTCGGGGCATAGTCACGCACTGGCTTCCGCAACCGCGCTCATGATGCTGCAACCCGCGCGCGTGGCACCGGCAGCCGACTGTGCAAATGTCGATGACGCCCTTCTGGGCCTCCATGTCCGCCTTGTTGCAAATCATGGTGACGACATCGGAACACCAGCGAAAAAGCTTGACATCATCACAGATGCCAATAATCTTCTTCGCCTCGTCGTAGATTGAGTCAAGAACTAACACTGTTATGAATCCTTTTCGTCTCGGTCTTTTGCGGCCTGTGCCATAAGGCTATCAAGCAAATCTGAAACTGATTTGTCGCTTCCGTGCGCCGGAGCGTTGTCATATTCATCGTGGTCTTCCACGTCGCAAATAGTTCTCACTTCAATCGTGCAGGCGTATCGGTGCTCGCCTTCCTTGTTCACACTGGATGTGCTGCTCACCTTACGAAACTTAATGGTCATCTCGCCTTCGTCCGGAAGGTCAAGCTCTTTCTTTCCGTCGTAGTGAAAAGTGGGGTAATCTGGCTCGCGGGGTTTCCCAGACACGGGGGACGGTCCCGTCACCATGCCCATGTAATCGTCCATCGCCAATGAAATTTCGTCGCTCATAAGTCGTCTTTAAACAGTGCCGTTTTCGTCTGGATTCGTGACCACCAAGACCAACGGCGGGGGTGGTTTTTGGGTCGTGGTGCCGCCTCGCTCCGTGCGGCAGGTATGCGCGTGCAGCCGGGCGTCATCGTCACGCAAAACCGGGGTGCATCCGCCTTTTGTGTCGCTCGGTTGCATTATGCCAGCCTGACGAAAGTGACGGTGGTGTTCAAGGCGACAGCCGTAATGATGCCTGCGCCGGATGCCTTGCCGAATAATGCCACGGTCTGGTTTGCGCCGGTCGTCGTCACCAGCGCGTTGACAGTGATTTGAGAATACTGCGTCGGGGACAGATACGTAATGTTCTGTTCCGAACCGGGCACGTCAATGCCGGTGCTGGTGTTGCGCAGCTTCACGATTGCGGCGTCCGCCGTCGTTACGCCTCCGAGTCCGGCGACAGTGACCACTGCGGTCATAAGATACTGACCAGCGGCAGGCAACAGCACAGCCGGGGAGCTAGTCGTGAAGTTGACTGCCGTGTAAACGGCTGTCAAGTCGTAATTACTGCCCGTCGTGCTGAAATAATATCCGTTACTGTGTGTAACGATTTCTCCTGCCGGACCCGCCGGACCTGCCGGACCCGCCGGACCTTGTGGGCCAGTAATCGAAGCGCCCGGAGGACCTGTTACTAACACCAGCTTGCCCGCCGTAATCGTTCCGGTAGCGCCGGGCACAGCCTGAACGAGTTGCAAGAAAAGAGTTCCCGAATTGTCGGCGTTAGTGACGAGATACCATCCGGATGTTTGGATGTTCACATAACTTCCCGTGAAAACTGCCGGGTTAAATGCCGTGGATACTTGAATGTTAGGATTGCCCGACGTTGGTTGCGTAAAGCTGTGCAACGTGACGGTGTAGGCATTCCGTCCGTCCGTTCCGGGGGTTCCTGAGTCCCCCTTGGGACCGGTCAGACCTATGATTCCGTCTGCGAACAGCCGAAGAAAATAGCACGCGAGACCTTCGCCGGAGCCACGGGGGTTCGCCGGGAGACCGACATCAAGACTGCAAGGCAAAGACCAAACGACAGCACCGTCCACTTCTGTCTTCGTCACGACGCCAAAAAACTGGGTGGTGAAATTACTTATCTGAGACGGCAATGACTCGCACGCAGCCGTGTTCGTCGTGCTGCGATGGCAAGGGTCCTCACAATTGTGCCTAAGATTTGGATTATCGCCACAACTTCCGCAAGACATATTAGGATTTTCCTTTCAACAGCGATTCAAGAGTCCCTCGCATTTGGCCGTGCCGGTGGGCAAACCACCAAAGCGCTGCCAGACCAAGAGACACCCCCATGATTAACAACTCGTGGCCTACAATAAGGCTCGGGAGGAAAACAAGCGCAAGTCCAGCGGCGGCGCACGCGGCGCTGGTCGTCACGCTGCCGACAATAAGCTTTAGCGGGGGATAAAATGCGCTGGCGATTCCGAAAAGAAAAACGAACACTCCAAGCCACACCACGCCGCGAAGGCTGCCAAGCTTGGCCGCGATTTCCCGGCCCGTGTCTTTCTGCGCGGACCCGATGACGACTTCGTTACTCTCGGTCGTGCGGACCCCCGCCGGGGATTCCACTGTCCGGACATACTTCTGAGTCGTGGCGGATTGTGGATTCTGACTCTGCCGGATTTCGCTGTGAATGTTTTCGGTATCCATCCGCGCGCGGCCTGGACGGAGCGGGAGATAGCTACACCCGGCCACACTAAGTGCCAGAACCAGAATTGTCAGGATGGGATTTTTCATTCTTCGACTTGATTTTTCGCACGACATAAATCACCGTCACAATGGCAACAGCGGCTTGTCCGAGAGACACTAACAGTGTAGCTACGGGCAGCAGGGCTTCTGCCCATTTGTGAATTGCTTCCAGCCCCAGGTTGCCAGCGGCTAGGATAGAAAAGGTGTAGTCGTTGTTGTTCATTTGGCGAGAATCTGCTTTAGCACCAAAAGGATTTTACGAAGAAGTTCTGCCTCGGTGTCACCGGGCGACGGGTTTGTGTTTTCTGTGGCCATAAAAATTTGTTACCGTAATTTAAGAGCCGCCAGACATTACTCTGGCGGCTCCCTCACCTACTACCCCTGACCACCGCTGGTTACAGCGGGAATTGAGCGCCAGGCGGAAGAACCGGCGTGGCGGTAAAATCAGGATTACCAACACTGGGCGTCTCGTTGTCGCCGCAGACCCCGATGGTCGAGAAGCTGTCCGAGCCGCTGAAGCTGCTGGCCGTAGTGTCCAGACAGTTCACAAGGCCAAGGTCGGCTTTGCAGCGTTTATACAAGATGGGCACAATGTGCTGCGGGCGCAGAGGCCGGTAAGCACGAGTAATTTGATACTTGTGCCAGCCGAAATCTCCCCACTCATTACACTGGTTGTCGATGTGGTAGTGCCACTCAAGTTCACCCATGTGCAGTTGTGGCGCGAACTTAAACGAGCCTTCGCCAACATACTTCTCGGGCACCAGCCGCTCGAAGCTGCCGTCAGCAATGAGCACGCCGACTTCGTAGTCCGCGCCGAGCCACGCCGAATTCGGCTTGGCAAACGCAGTGCGCCGGGCCGGGTTACTCACGATGGTAACGGGGTCCACGAGCGCCAGAGTGCCATCAGCATTAAAGCCAGTGGCGCGCAGCGGGCGCTGGTCAACACCGAACGCAATGCCCCGGTAAGCCGGAGACTGCTCGAAACTGTAGGCCGTCAGCGTGGTTTCACCCAGCTTGTAGCCGCCGGTCGTCAGCGCAACCATGACGTTCTGGACGCCAACTTCAGACCGAAAATACTCAATCTGGTCGGACCCGCCGATGAAACGAAAATGGGGCATCCCCTTGTCGTTGGCAAACCATTCGGCGAAAAGCACTTCGCGCATATATCGCGCAATGTAGTGCAGCGCCTTGAAGGTCATAGGACCGGTGGGCAACAGCGGCGCAAACTTTACGCCAAGGTCGGTTTCAAGTCCGCCGGTCCACAAACTGTCGAAATCATAATTCGCGTTAGCGGTGAACTTACTCGCAGAGCGCAGATACAACTGGGCGCGAACGTCCGCGTTGATATACTGGGTCACGAGTTTCTTCATGGAGTCTTCCGCCATGACATAGCTACCTTTGAAGGCAGCGTAACCTTTCTTCACGCAAATGTTCGGACCCCGGCCACGGAAAGATTCAAGCCGGAGCGTGAAATCCACTGTGTCGGTCAAATCCTGGTTGCCCGTCTGTCCGCAAATCTCCGTGTCACAAACGAAGGTGGGGATGGCGAGAGAGTCGCCGGGCGCGGCCTGCATCTGAACCACGCTTCTTATCGAATCACTAACGCCAGAAGGAAAAACGCCGCCACCTATCACATTCATATATGGCGCGTTAGCAGCAAGCGCCTTGGCAATTGTGCCAACGATGCGGTTCGTGTCCTTGGAAGCAATATCCGAGATTACGCTCGGGTCATCGCAAAAAAAAGCCATAAATCGAAAACTTTCTAACACTCTCGTTGTGCGAGAGAAACTTTTACAACGGAAGTTAAACTCCGGCATCCAGGAACAACCCCCTGAACAGGGCACTTTGTTTTCGCTGTGGCCATCAGCGGTTAGGCCGTCTCGACGAAGCCAAGTCGAGGCTCTAAGGCTTCATTAAGATGTGGGAAGAAACAAGAAGACTGTCAACTCAAGAAATTAGTGTCTCTTTTTTAGAATTCTCATTCCTCCAAAGGGGTTGGAGATTGGAATAATGGAAACACTTTTTCTGGTCATCCAAAGAGGCCAAGTCGAAGCAAACACAGGGAATTTTACAGTCCACTTCCCACCCGCCCAAGCCCCGATTTTTCCACGTCATGCCCGATTTAAATAGCATTTCGATATAATACCTAAAATACTCTTCAGAACATCCCAACAGGGACAACACTTTCTTCGCCCGGTATTCTCCCGCCAACAGCGCACGAATACCCCGGTGGATGTTGTCTTTAATTTTAAACGCAGGGTCCTTGAGTCTCCGCTTTCGAGAATATTCAGATTGATACTCCTTGTCAGGATGTTCTCGACACCAATCCCGCCGCATTTTTCGTCTGCGGCACTCTTGCAAAAGCCGGGCGGCGCGCTTGAAATTCACAGGTCAATCCGAATCTGTTCAATTCGGCCCTCGCTGTTACGAAACCCCCACACCGGAAAAAATCCATCTCCATACATAGTCTGAACAACGACTCCATTTTTATTTCCGCCTTCCTTAAAGGAAAGTTGAATGTGCCCCCTCTTCATCAGTTTGTCCTCTTGTTCACGGTCAGCCCCGTTTTCTAAACAAGGGTCTTGGATTCGGATGCAGCCGGAGTCCACACAACAAATCCCCAATTTCACCCACTTCAATTTTGCTTTCTTAGTGTTTTTCATCTCTAAAAATAGCACATTATTTAACCAAACACAAGCGTCTTTCCATTAACAATCGGTCAAGCACTTCCCGTGTTTTGACCTGGTGGACGAAGACCGTCCCGGAGTATCGCACCATTCGGGCCATTTCCGTTAGCCCAGTTTGAGACGTGGTCTCCCAGCTTGCGCCGTGTGCAAAGGACCTATGCGGAAATCCACTTCCGGCGGTCAATTGCCAGTGGTAGTGGTCGATGCAACCGGTTGGGATTGGGTCGCCGCTCACTTCGCCGTAATACGACACTGGGGGGTTGTCCGCCGCCTTGAGCAGCGCAGTCAGCACGTCGCGATGGAAAAAGTATGGGGGCTGCACCGCGATTTTGTCCAAATGCGATTTACCGGTGTTCAAGTCCCGGACTTCATTGCTCCACGCGGCTTTTTCTCCATAGAGATAGTCCGGTAACTTCGGACTCAGACACACACTGTCGGCGTCGTGCATAAGATACCACGTAAACGGAAAAGTCAGCATCATCTGCAAATACGTCCGATGGCGAACAAGTGTTTGTGGCCCGGCCCAACCGGCCTCGCCCGCCCACTGACAATGCACGCGCTTGTCCGACACTTCGGTGATAGGCGCGTTCGAGGGGGACAAGATAACGACCGGGCAATTATGGTGCAGATAGCACGGCAAGTTGGCTTCGACTTGGTGTTTGTCGCCTGCGTAGGCGCTCACAAAAACAATCGTATCAGGATTCATAAAACTTTCTCGCTTCGACACACATGTCGAACTGCTCACCCGTCTTTATCGGGTGGCACATGCAAGTTCCGGTGTATCGAATTCGGTAATCGAGTTGTTGCCACGCCGCCGCCTCAGCGCTTATGTTTGGCGACGGATGAAAAACGTATTTGCTTGGGCGCTCAAGTTCCGTAAACGCCCGATGACTCAACCCCGCCTCACACGCCCACGCGAGCATGGCGAAGTCGATGTAGGGGGTAATCGGATGCACCGGCACGCGAGGACTGGCTTGCAACATTCGATGGATGCTTTCGCGTGTTAGGAAATAGGGCGGCTGCGCAGCAATCTTGGGATACGGACTCGCGTGCGGGCGAGGCTCCGTCACTTCGTTTGACCAGAGCGTGTTTTCCGCCATTGAGTAAAGCCGGTCGTCAATAGTCGCTGACAAACACAAGCTGTCCGCGTCGTGAATGAGAAAATACTTCTGCGGGAAACTGAGCAGAATTTTCAGGTGTTCGTGCTGCCGGGTCCAACTCTCCGCGCCGATGTATGCCCGTTTTCCAGCGAAAATATTTGACTGGGCCGTCGTAATCACAACCGGGCTGTCAGCCGGGCTAAGCACCACCACAGGACGGTTATGCGCCAAATGCACAGGCATTGCCCGCTCGACGAGCGCCGCGTCACCCTGGTAACAGCACACCGCGATTATCGTATCGGCATTCATCGCATGTTGTCGTAAATTTTGCTCGCGTGCGGGAGCAACTGCTGCGCGATGAAGTCGGCGTATGTCCGGCGCAAGCCTTCATGAAAATCCGTCTCCGGCTTCCACCCGAGCGCAGTGATTTTGGCGATGTCGAGCAACCGCCGGGGTGTGCCGTTTGGCTTAGACCTATCCCAAACCGTTTCGCCTTCGTATCCCACCGTGTGGGACACTGCGTATGCCAGTTCTGCAATCGTCATGTCCAAGCCAGTGCCGATGTTTACCGGAGACTCATCGCTGTATTCCTCCATGAGCCGGATGCACGCCGCCGCGCAATCGTCAGAGTATAAAAACTCTCTGCGCGCGGACCCGTCGCCCCAGCATTCCACAATCGGTTCGTTGCGCTGCTTGGCCTCTGCGAATCGACGAATGAGCGCAGGCAGCACATGACACGAAGACAATTGATAATGGTCGCCCGGACCATACAAATTGGTCGGCATACACGAAATGAAGTCGCAACCGTGCTGACGACGCATCGCCTGGCACAACTTGA